TGATTATTTCACCAGCGCTTTGCCGTGGCCTCAGAAAGGCCCTTCCGTCGATGTTGGTTTAACTGGTAACGCCCCGGTTGTTGGTTTTGGTGATGGTCAGACATGGAATTTCATGTCTAATAATTCTTATTCAGGTAATCAAGCGGTTCTCGGCAATCCCACTGATATTCTAGATAATGTTGGTTTGCAGGTTTTCACTAATCGTGAACAATTTTCCACGTCGACTATGATTCCGATTATGCAGGAAACTAATCAATCTGGTCGTTGGGCTAACATTGGAAATCAAGATCAGTCGTCAGGCACCGATATACAACCGACTAGAGCCATTCGTGGTGATGGTTTTTATTTCCCTAATGGTATTCTTTCAAATTCTTCAGGTCAGCAGCCTTATGCTGATCTTTCTGGCGTTTCGGCTATCACAATTAATGATTTGCGTCAAGCATTTCAAATTCAAAAATTCTATGAAAAATGGGCTCGCGGTGGTTCTCGGTATACGGAAACTCTGCGTGTAATGTTTAATGTCATATCTCCTGATGCTCGGCTTCAGCGTCCTGAGTACCTTGGTGGTACTCATTCTCGTGTTAACGTCGTACCGACGGCTCAGACTAGTAGCACCGATGCTGTGTCTCCTCAGTCTAATTTGTCAGCTTTCGGCGTTCTTGGTGATTCTGCCCATGGATTTAACAAATCGTTTGTTGAGCACGGTTACGTTATTGGTCTTGTATGTCTCCGTGCTGATATTACTTATCAGCAGGGATTAAATCGTATGTGGTCTCGTCGCCAGTTGTTTGATTTTTACTGGCCGACGCTTGCTCATCTTGGTGAGCAGGTTGTTTATAACAAAGAGATTTACACTCAGGGTACAGCTGATGATAACGGCGTTTTCGGTTATCAGGAACGCTATGCTGAGTATCGTTATAAGCCCTCGATGATTACCGGAAAGCTTCGTTCTACTGATGCACAGACGCTTGATGTCTGGCATTTAGCGCAAAAGTTCGATACTCTGCCTAAACTTAATCAAGATTTTATCGAGGAAAATCCCCCGATCGCTCGTGTGATTGCTGTTCAGAATGAACCGCAGTTCTTTGCGGACTTTTGGTTTGATTTGAAGACCTCTCGTCCGATGCCCGTGTACTCAGTTCCCGGACTCGTCGATCACTTCTAATCTCGATAGAGCCGGGTTATTCTGTTTTTACCGAGCCGACGCCCGCAAGAGGCAAGCGGGGCGATGGTAAACACGGAAATAACCCGGCGATCAACTCTGTGAAAAGGACTACAAATTATGGGTTTATTTAGTTCTATTGGTAATGCGATTAGTTCGGTTACTAAGCCCTTTTCTAGTTTCCTCTCTGGTTCTGGTATTGGAGATCTTATGGGTTTCGGTTCCGACGCTCTTGGTCTCTATAACGATTTGACTGGTAATTCTGCGAAAGTGCAAAAGGAGTTGATGGCTTATCAGGCTCAGCTCCAAAATGCATCGTGGAAATACCAGATGTCGAATCGCCATCAATTGGAGGTAGGAGATTTAAGAAATGCTGGTCTCAATCCTATTTTGTCTGCTAATTCTGCTGGTAGCGTTGCTGCTGGCATTCCTAATGGTTCATTGGCAGATTCTGATAGTGCTCGTTATGGCGCTCGCTCTTCTGCCGCTTTAGTTCGTCAAAATGCGGCTCAGGTTGCTTCTTTAATTCAAACTAATGCTAGTACTCAGGCTCGAAATGAGGCTGAGGCTAAAGCCGCGATAATGAATGCAGAGAGTAATCGAATGTCGGCGGTAGCCGGTGCTAATCGTAATAATGCGGAAGCCGGTTATGCGGCAGTTAGGTCTAAGAATGAGGCGCTTTATCCGAGTAATCAGCCTATGCCGTTTAAGTATTTTAATTCTGCAAAAGGTATGGTCGATTCGATTGAGGATTTTTTAGATCGCCGTTATGGATTGCCCTCTAACGCTTCTCCTGAGCGTAGGAAACGTTATGAGGTGTATATCAATGGAGTAGGTAGTCGGCATTAAGAAAGTCGCTTATAGAGCGTTTTGGAGCTTATAGGAGGATTTATGAAAATCACGACAGATTGGTTAGATCAATTTTTTAATATCTTTTCTAAGTTAGGTAAAATGCTCTTGTATCTTTATCAACTTTTTAGAGGAAAATTATGAGACGCCGTCGTTTATCCCGTCGTAATTCCCGCCGTTTTTTCCGTAAAGGACTTAAGGTTCGCCGTCGTAACCTCCGTGCGAGACCTATGAGAGGCGGATTTAGAATTTGAGGTTCCACGAGGAACAGGAAGGCGTCAGCTAAAAACTGAACGCCTTTTTTTTATGACTTGTTATCACCCAATCACTGCGTATTGGAGTAGGACGCTTAAAACGAAGTTGGGTACTCCTGCGATAACGTTTAAATATTCTGATGCTGACCCGGAACTTGGAGAGTTTCAAATTCCTTGTGGTCAGTGCATTGGTTGTAGATTAGATCGCTCGCTGGATTCTGCTGTGCGAGCCTATCATGAGAGTTTGTTATATGATCGAAATTACTTTCTCACGCTCACGTACAATAACGACAATTTGCCTCCTTTTGGTAGTCTTATTCCTCGCGATCTCACCTTGTTTTGGAAAAGAATCCGAAAGCGTGGAGTTAACCTTCGTTACATGGCTTGTGGCGAATATGGGAGTACTTATGGTCGTCCCCATTACCACGCTATTATTTTTAACTTGCCTTCTCTCGAGCTTCGTCAAATTGGAACTACCAAAACTGGATTTCCTACTTTTGTTAGTGACGTATTTGCTGAATGCTGGTCTTTTGGTTTCCATACTCTTAATTTCGTCTCTTTCGAATCATGTGCTTATGTTGCCCGCTATGTGACTAAGAAAATACTTGGAGATGGAAAACAAATTTATGAAAAGTTCGACCCTGAAACTGGTGAAGTTGATTGCCGAGTGAAAGAGTTCTCACGATGGAGTACCAAACCCGGAATCGGCCATGACTATTTCATGAAGTACTGGAGAGATTTCTACAAGATCGATTGTTGTTTGATTAATAACAAAAAGTTCAAAATTCCTCGTTATTATGATCGATTACTCTTAAGGGAACACCCTGATGTTTTTGAAATTGTTAAGCAAAAACGTATACTTAGCGCACAAGATTACCGCTTGACACCAGACGCTCAAAAGAGTAGATTATTGGTTAGAGAGGAAGTTAAACGTTTGCGAGCCGAGCGTTTACTTCGACCCTATGAGGCTCAAATTACGGAGTATTTAGAAAATGTCTGAAAAAGTTTTAGTTTCTGTTTATGACAAGGTTTCCAATCTTTATTCTCCAGTCATGACTGAGGTTAATAGAGAATGTGCAATTCGAAATTTTAAGATTGGTGCTCGAAATAATCAGCAAATTTCTGCTTGTCCTCAGGATTATGAATTGCGCTTTCTTGGTTATTTCAATGATGAGACTGGTTGTGTCTATTCTCAGAGTGAACCTGAAATTCTTTTTGAAGCAAAAGATCTTTTCTCGGCTGAATAGTTTGAGTACAATTAAAGAGCTCTCTATTCTCTGAGGCCACCCGTAGGTTTACCGATGTCGGCCCTACGGGTTTTTTTTCAACAGAGGTGTTTATGCCTAAATTCTTTACTAAGTACACTCCCCCGAAGGTTCCCGGCTTCTCTTCTGACCAGCCGAGCAAAGTACAAGAGCAGTTTGCAGATGCCTGCCAGACCGATACCATCATTCGTAAGTACAACATGATGGGTGTTAATCCCTTTATTTCTGCTGGTGGTAGCCAGTATCTGGATACCACTCAGATTCCTGAGTTTTTTGTCGCTCAGAATGCTCAGGTTAAAGTCAAAGAGTATTTCGAGGGTTTACCTTCGGATATTCGTCTTGAATTTAATAACGACTCCATGCAGTTTGCTGAGGTCGTTTCTGACCCACAAAATGCTGACTACCTCCGAGAGATCGGAGTTCTTGCACCCCTCCCTGCTGAGAAGGAGGGTGGAATACCCTCCGCTCAGCAAGGGGATAATTCCGAAAAGGCCCCCCACGCAAGTGAAGGTAGTGATCTTTTTGTTCAGAAAGAGGCTGGAAAGCCTGTTTCTTCTGAAAAATCAAATGGTTAATTCCCACCTGGCACAGTCGCCTACTTGTTGTAACTGTGCCAGGTGACACCAAGCGATTTTTCGGCTTGGTGAAATTTCTAACTTTTTTCTCATTTTTAAGGACTAAAAAAAATGGCAAAAAATAGTGCTCGTTCTCATAGAAAAAATAATCGTTTTTCTCAGATTCCTAATTCTCCAATTCAACGTTCTGTATTTGATCGTTCTCATGATTACAAAACAACGATGGATGCAGGTTTGCTAATCCCGTTCTTTGTTGATGAAGTTCTTCCTGGAGACACATTTAAGCTACGTGTTAATGCTTTTGTTCGAATGAATACGCTTATTGCGCCATTCATGGACAATGTGTTTATGGATACTTTCTTCTTCTTTGTTCCGACCCGTCTCGTTTGGGACAATTGGCAAAGATTTTGCGGTGAGCAGAAGAATCCCGGAGATTCCACGGACTTTTTAATTCCGTCTTTGTCCGGAACTAATACGTTCACGAACGGTTCTATTTTCGATTACATGGGTTTGCCTACTGGTGTTTCATTAGACCCCGCAAATACTCCTATCAATGCTCTTCCTTTTAGAGCATATAACCTCATTTATAACGAATGGTTCCGCGATGAGAATCTCATTGATTCAATTCCAGTTTTAACTACCGATGGTCCTGACCCGGTTTCTAATTACACATTGAGGAAACGTGCCAAGCGCCATGATTATTTCACCAGCGCTTTGCCGTGGCCTCAGAAAGGCCCTTCCGTCGATGTTGGTTTAACTGGTAACGCCCCGG